TACTTCGTTGGAGCTGGTTCCTAACCACTAACGAAAAAAGCGAGACCCCCGCAGTTCTAGGTTGCTGCGGGGGTTTCTTTTTGCTATGGTGAAGGTATGCCTAAACAACCTAGACTCAATGGGGCAATAGCCCTCGCCAGCAACTCTCCAGGAATGCCTACGGGCTATGGAAACCAAAGCAAGCTCCTAGCCGAAAGACTCATAGGGTCAGGTCTAGAGTTCGCCGCCTTGTCAAACTACGGACTTGAGGGAACTAGAAGCGAACTCAAGATTGCGAATAAATCAGTGCCGCACTATCCCAGAGGGTTTGGTCTTTACTCGACAGATGTAATGCCAGTTTGGTACAAAGATTTTGCAAGTCAGCATCCTGATAAAAAGACAGTCCTAATGACTCTTTATGATGTCTGGGTTTACAACGACATGGATTTTGACGGAGAAATTATCTCTTGGATTCCGTTGGACCACATTACTCCGCCCCCTAAAGTAATTGAGTTTGCTAGAAAAGAGAATGTCAAGCTTGTATCAATGTCGCCACACGGTCAGGAGCAACTACAATCCGTTGGTCTTGAATCTGTTTACATACCTCACGGTATAGAGACAAAGATATACAAGCCAACCAAAGAAATCAATGGCATTCCCGTCCGTGAGTTTATGGGAGTCCCCGAAGATACATTCTTAGTCGGAATGGTAGCTGCTAACAAAGCCAACGGAAGCATCCACAGGAAAGCCTTTGCAGAGAACCTTCTGGCCTTCGCAACCTTTCACAAGAAATACCCGAAATCGCAAATCTACATACACTCAGAGCCCTCAAGGGCTTATGGGGGGTTTGACTTGGCCTCAATACTTAGAGCAGTTGGGTTAGATAAAGCTGCTGTCATCTTGCCAGATAGGGACATTCTGCGGACAGGCTATCCAGATGAAACAATGGCGGGCTTTTATTCAGCAATGGATGTTCTTCTCAGCACCTCTTACGGAGAGGGATTCGGTATTCCGACTGTAGAAGCTCAGGCTTGTGGAACCAGAGTTATTACAAGCAACTTTGCCGCTTCTAAAGACCTAGCTTCCGAGGATAGTTGGAAGATTGACGGGCAACCTTTCTGGGATGAGGCACAGACAAGCTTTTACCAGATACCTTCGGTCACAAAGATTCACGATGCGCTTATCGAGGCATACGAGGGCGAGAGGGGGCATTCAGAGAAGGCTGTCGAGTTTGCCAAGCAGTTTGACTTTGACCATGTTTATAGGTGGCGTTGGCTGCCATTCTTGAGAGGCATCTTTGAATGATAGCTTGGCTCACGCATCATCTGCCAAAGCACCCTAGTGAAGTAGGAGGCATCCCAGGGAAATACCGTGGCGGGGCAGAAATGACTGATGCCAAGTATCTCAAGGCTGGGCCTTCTAATGTATCTGTATTCGGTCCAGACCAATGGGAGCAGGCCCTTGAGTACCCACAAATTATTATTACTGGGACTGACTTGCTATCTGACAGGGCAATGATGTGGCTGGCAAAGAAAAAGCCAGTAGTTATGGTTCACCATAAACAGCCTCGCTCCCCAGCTCGACAGCACCTTTTGTCTTCAGCATCTTTGCTAATCTGCCACACACCAGCTCATCTTGAAATAGAAAAGTCTTGGACTCAGCCAGCAAAGAGCACTTGGCTATTGTCCTCTCACAACCCTGCTGACTTTGAGGTTCAAAAGAAAGAGAACTTTGCGCTTTGGGCTGGCAGATTACACCCGCAGAAGGGTCCAGACAATGCGATGGACTGGGCTGAAAAGAATCAGATTGAACTGATTATGTATCACGACAAGCCTCGGGTGAAAGTCCTAGAGACAATGAGCAGGGCAAAGCACTTTGTCTTTCTACCGAATGATTTTGATGCAGAACCTCGCACTGTAATAGAGGCCGTACTGTCTGGCTGTCAAGTTCACATCAATGACCAAGTCGGTATGGGCTCAGTCCCAAACTGGGACGACCCCGAGAAGCTCGCAGCTCTTGTTAGCACCTCGGCTGAGACTTTTTGGGAGCTAGTTACATGATTACTATTGGCATTGGCAGTGGCTTGTGGGGAACTCGGTATAACTCCTTTCTTCCGCAATGGTGGGATGGCGTAAAGAGCATTCGCAGACAGCCCGACTCAATAATCTTTGTTCACGACCCTCAGAACCGAGACTATGTCCACGAACAGATTCCCGAGCAATACAAAGCCATCACGACATTCATAGAAATGACAGGCGAGTTTGCGGAATACATGCGAGCTATGGCTTGGAACCAGACAGCAGACTGGTATTCGCTTTGTGGAGTAGACAATCAGTATTTGCCCGAAGCCTTCGACCAAATAGAAGAGGCCGATGCTCAGGGTTGTGATATCTACATCGACAGGCTAAAAGTAAAGAACTCAGGACAAATTCTCGAGGGTAGATGGATACCCGAACAGATTCCGTACCAAATGACTTGCCCAGGAGCCGCCCCAATAAAGAGAGAGCTCTTTCTAAAGACAGGCGGTCCGACTAAGGGTGCTATCTTTGATGATTGGGAACTCTACATTCGGTGCGTAAAAGCTGGGGCGAAACCATTTCACGCAAGCACTTTCCGTTGTCTTTATGACATGGGACAGAACCATGTAACAATGAGTGGGGTCAATCGCCCCGAAGACCATGACCGTATTGGCAGAGCTCACATAGCTAAAGTCAGAAAAGAACTGGGATTCGAGTAGGGGTAGAATAGAAGTATGGCGATTACTAACGGTTACACAACTCTAAGCGAAGTAAAGGCAATTCTTAGGATTACCGATACCGTTGACGACACATTGCTAGAGACTTGTGTAGAGTCCGCCTCAAGGCAGATTGATAGTCACTGTGAAAGAGTTTTCACCTCTGGCTCAGCCACTAGGCTCTTTGTTCCAAATGATTCTTACTTGACAGAAACAGATGACATTATCTCTGTCACAAGCATCAAGACCAGCTCGGATGCTGATGGTAGCTTTGACATTACTTGGACTCCGTCTGATTACCAGCTAGAGCCTCTAAACGGCCTCGCAGGAGGCTCCTACAGCCCCTACACACGCATTCGTGCGGTAGGCGACTATTTATTCACAACTGTAAACTTCCCCGACTCACAGGGCGAGGCTACGCTGCAAGTTACTGGAGTATTCGGTTACGCAACCGCAATACCGACAGACATAAAGCAAGCCTGTAATCTCTTGGCAATCAGACAGTACAAGAGGTACGATTCCCCACTTGGAGTTGCTGGCTTTGGCGACATTGGCGTTGTCAGGGTCAGTAGAGTTGACCCCGACATCGAAGCACTACTAGGACCGTATCGCAAAATCAGGATGGCGTAATGACAAGCATCTACAGTATGCGCCAAGCCCTAGCCACAAACCTAGCTACAATCAGCGGACTTAGAGCATCGGCGGAGATACCCGATAACCCATCCCCGCCTATTGGCATTATCAATCTTGACACCATCGACTACAACCTAGCGATGAATCAAGGGTTGACACAATACAATTTCGTTGTAACGGTCATTGTCGGCAGGGCTGCCGAAAGAACAATGCAGCGAAAGCTCGATGCCTATTCAGAAATCTCAGGCTCTCAGTCTGTGAAAGTTGCGATAGAATCGGATAGAACACTCGGTGGCGTGGCGTATGACCTACGGGTAGAGCGCAGCAATGTCGTGGGTTCGATAACTATAAATGACCAAATCTATCTGGCGGCTGAGTTCACAGTCACCGTCTATGCATAAGGAGAAAAAACAATATGGCAAAGTATGTTGTGACATCAAACACAGTCACACTAAATGGCGGAACAGTCAGCCCGAGCGTAGCCCGAGCTGAGCTTGTTTTGAATGCAGCTGAGGTTGATGTTACCGACTTTGGCTCAAATGGTTGGACCGAGGTTATTGGTGGCCTAAAGTCAGGCACCGTATCTCTCGACTTCCACTCTGACTTCGGTTCGGGTGCTGTTTCAGCACTGTTCCAGGACCTAGTTGGAACTATCGGAACTGTAACGATGATTGCTGGTAACGGAACTGCTCCGTCAGCAACTACCCCCCGTTACACGGCTACCGTTATGATTAACAGCTTCACCCCTATCGCTGGCGCAGTAGGCGACCTCAGCACCTTCTCGGTATCATTCCCGACCACTGGTGCTGTAACCTACGCAACAGCCTAAATAAAGGAAAATAAATGCGATTCAACCTAGTAATTACCTTCGCAGACGGAACCACGAAAGAGATTACGGCTGGCGCAGCTGACCTAGTCGCTTTCGAGGACAAGTTCAATGTGTCAGTTGGAAAGCTGGCAACTGAGCAGCGTCTTGGACACTTGTTGTTCTTGGCGTGGCACAGCGAACAACGCACTAAGGCTACCAAGCTCGGTTACGAAGAGTGGCTAGAGACGGTAGACGGCGTTGGGGAGGCAGAAACAGACCCAAAATAAAGGGTCTGGGCGATGATTCAGCCCACTGGTTTGTTGCCGCTCTTGCTGTGGAAACAGGCATCTCGCCCAGAGAGCTTATGCAGCTCGAAGACAGAATGCTTTGGACGATGTATCGTTGGATAGTAGCTAAACAAGTGAAAAAGTAGAAGCCGCCCTTTCGGGGGCGGTTTTCTCATTGGGGTAGAATTGATTGACTAGATAGGCGGATTCTCTTTGGCGGCACAACTAATCGGACCAGCACTCGGAGCAATAGCCAGCAGCATGTTCTCTAGCTACTCCCGAGCGGCATTCGGTGCGTATGGAGCAAGTCGGGCACGAGCTTCTGCCCTTGGGGTCCAAATGGGCGACTTCAACATGTTGCAGGTGCTTGAGGGGCCTTCGGGCGGAGCTGCCCTGGAGATAGCTAATCTGGACGCTCTCAGGCGGGGACTTAGAGAGTTTGCGCCAGACATGTACCGAAAGCTCAATCGCAACCTGAAAAAGGTCGGAGCTCCTGCTCAGGAGAAGGTACAAGAGGCATTCCGTAAGATACCTGCTGGCGGACCAAGGGGAAATCCCCGCAGACCTGGCAGGGTATTTGATAAATTTGCTACATCAACTGTAGGTCGACTTAGCTGGATAAATTCAAAGATGCTGAGTGAAGACAAGGCAATTGCCCTTAATCTTAAGAACCGCAATGCCAAGAGAGACTTTGCAAAGATACAAAATGGGCAAGACGGAACCTTGTCGATTGTAAAGGTCAGCGTAGCGGCCCCTGCTTATGTAGTTGCAGATGTAGCGGGCAGTAGCGGCAGGGGCAAAATGCCAATGGGTAACTACACTCGGTTCTATGACACAAACAGGTTTGGCAGAGGCATAATCAATACACGCCACAGGATGACTCCTGCTCGGAGAGTTGCTATCGATGATTGGCTTGACAAGCTAAATGAAGTCAAGCGAGCACCACAGGCATCTCGCTATGCTTGGCCTGCTGTCGATAAGCACATGCCAGCTTATAGAAAAGACACTTCTGATTTGATAAATCAAGTTATAGCCGAGCTGAATAGGAGGCTTGCTTAGCATGGCCTTACAGTCACTTGTAATCCCAATTGTTACTGCCCTAAAAGCAAGCGGTATCAATCAGACTAAAGCTGCTCTCGGTGGGCTAACTAGAACATTTGATGGACTTGCAAAGAACATCGGTGCGGCTGCTGGTTCTTTCGCCGCCTTCCAAGCAATCTCTGGCGGTAGAGCATTTCTTTTACAGTCAATTGAGGCTACACAACAGTTTGAAAGAAACCTCCTTGCGCTAAATCAGGTTTTCGAGGGTGTCAGCCCTCAGCTACGAGCCTTTACAAGAGAGGTTGAAAGCTACGGTATTAGCCAGAATCAGGCAGCTCAGGCTTCGGTCTTTATTGGTTCGGTTCTAAAGCAGTATGGATTTGAGGTTGACCAAGCAGCCGATGCCACTGAGCGCATTGTCAAGTTGGCTCAGGACCTTGCAACAACCTATGGATACGATGTCCAAGAGGCACTACTTGCTGTAACCGCTTTGTTCCGTGGTGAGTTTGACCCGATTGAAAAGTTCGGTGTCGCCATGAAGCAGAACGAAATCAATGCCGAACTGGTGGCAAGGGGTTTCGGTAATCTAACTGGTGCGGCAAGAGAAAATCAAGAAGCAATAATTACTCTTGACTTCCTATTCCAGAGAGCCAGCGATGCTGTTGGAGCCTTTGCTAGAGCACAGGACACTCTTTATGTTGCACAAAAGCAGTTGGCAGCGGGAGTCACAAATCTGCAACTTGAGTTCGGTGAGCCTCTTCAAAGGCCATTGGCAGAACTTACAGACATCTTTACTCAGCTTGTCGAAAAGCACGGTCCCGAACTTGTTGACATTGCCGATGCCATTGCAATGGGAATTAGCGACCTCAATCCGCTAGTCGAATCTCTTGGCGAGCTGTTCTTCCAAACAACCATTTTCCTTAGCAAGCTAATAAGCCCGATTGCTGAAACAGCAGAGGGTCTGACGACAGTTCTTGCTCCTGCTTTCGATTTCTTGTCTGGTGCAATAGACGATGCAAACATTCTGCTTGATGCCTTCCGAGTCAGTCTGCTAAATCTCGATAAAGACTTCGAGCTTATTGACCTAGAGGATAACTTCCTCACCAGCAGTAGAACAGCAGAGTTTGTAAAGTCAACGCTTGTCCTTGAAGATTTCTTCAATGGCTTGATGGATACTTTGGAGGATTACGCCTACACCGCTGACGAAGGTGCGGCTGCTACTAGAGATATTGAGAATGAGCTAAAGCGATTTGAGTTACAGGCAGAAAGAAATGCCGAATCTCATCGTGAGTTCATGGAGTCTCTAAAAGACACAACGGAAGCCCTAGAGCC